CAGAGTTTCATAGTATGTTGGTTCTCTTAAATCAAATGGGTGTGAAAGTATATCTGGCTGATCAAAAATATTTCCCTGTTGGTCACCGTGGGGTTTATCACACTGTCAGTAATAATATCTACTTGAACAAAGCATTCATGCATCGTCCTAATGTTCTTATGGCTTTGATGAGACATGAAGGATGGCATGCTGCCCAGGATTGTATGGCTGGGACCATTGATAACAACATGATAGCTATTATATTACCAGAAGAAAGTGTGCCACCTGTATGGCGTGACATGGTAGAAAAAACATATCCAAAATCAGCAGTTCCATGGGAAGCTGAAGCCAAGTGGGCTGGATTGACTGAAGGAATGACAATGAAAGCACTTAGGTCATGTGCTAATGGTACAATGTGGACAGATTACGATCCAACACCAATGACTAGGGAATGGCTGGTCGAGAATGGATATATCGAATGACATTAGCCAATGTTTTAATATATGTTAGTGTACCATTTGTATTGGTCACATTATACTTTGGAACAAAAGGTGGATATTATAATACTGACAAATATGATGGAGATGGTACTGCACATAAAGTATTGAAATAATGTGGAGAATATGGTGTTATGCCCTCGGAAAGAAAGAGGGAAGAGATAAAAAAGATGCAGATAAGATTGCATATGTGAGAACCATCATAATGATTCAACTTATTGTTACAAATGGTTTCATTATTGCAGGTAACATCAGACATTGGAACGACGGTCAGTGTGCCAACACCATATCTGGCACAGAAATCTTGACAATCCCCTATAAATAACCTATTATATGGTTGTCAATCGGGAGCATCCCACCATGTCTGCCACCTATCTTCCTCAAAAAACAAAGTATCGCATCACACTGGATCTGGAAGTCATGGAAGACTTCAATCCACATAATATCGACTGGGAAAAAGTTCTAGATGTTCAAGGTGGTGAACATGTAGAGGCTTATGTGGAAGACCTGTCAGTTCCCGACTATTATTTCTCCTGATAATACCTAGGGGTGATAAATAAAATATATTATCATCCCTATCATGGCATTCTATTGCACTAAAAAATCATTGATTGATAACTCAATCACTCTATACTATGCTGGTGGAAACAGATGGTCTGATCAAGTGTCAGAGAAAGTCACCTTTGCTACCAGGGATGGATTGGACCAGAAAGTTGCGAATATTGATCGTAAATCTGGTGGATTCAAGAACGCAACAGTGGTAGAAGAATGAAAACACTAAGTCAATTCCTCACCGAAGCAAATTACGACCCTGAAATTCAGGGAAGGAGTCAGATTCGTCAGACTGGTGAAGGCGGACGTAAAGAACCAAAGAGAGACACTGAGAGTAGAAGAAAGCCAGGTGCCAAACCACGAATGAAGGCAATTGGTGGTGGTAAGATGGCTCCTGTCGGTCAATATAAGGACAGAAAAGATATTGGTGCGACTAAAGCAAGGTCTGAAAGAGAACAACAACCAACACAGGAAAGAGGTAGTGCTGCATTGTCGGCAAAAGAACAACAAAGGAAGGCTTATTTAGAAAGAAAGGCACGCGAAAGAGGTGGTCAACGTGCACCAATTACAGCAAAGAGTAAAGAGAAGGCTGCATCTCAGTTGTTGAAGACAAAGAAAGAAACTCCTAAGAGTGACGGACCAAAGAAAGAACGTAAGAGATATCAACATGCTGACGGTGGTGGTATGACAAGGAAAGAAAGAGACCAGGCTCGTAACAAGAAAACAGGTGAAGATAGGAAGACTGCTAAACAACAAATGAGAGCAGAATTTGAGAAGAAACATGGTAGAAAACCTACTAAGAAAGAGGCAATTCAGATGACAGCCAAGGCACATGCTGCAGCCAAGGCACTCAAATGACACAAAGAATGATGCGATTGTTTAATACAATCGATGAAGCCTATGAACATGTCAAGTCTGATCAAGGTATATCTTTGAAAGAAGCCAAAGTGTATGTCGATCAGAGTATTGCCCAGAGAATTGATGAAAAGGTCTGGGTAGTTCTCCCCTGACAAAGTTACTCACCTTGAAAGGTCCCCTATAGTACAGAGACCACCACATTATGACATCTACACATATTGAACATCCAGAGGACATGATCCTGACAGGTGACCTGTCTGTTATCGATGCACTCTACGATAATGCATTCATCTCTATGAAGATGGATGGTATGTCTCTTGTGTGGGGAACTAATCCTGCCAATGGTAAGTTCTTTGTGTGTACCAAAGCAGCATTTAACAAGAAGAAAGTTCGTCTGTGTTATACTGTAGAAGATATTCTGAACCACTTTGGACATCAGATTGAAGTTGTAGATATCCTGACTAATTGTCTCTTCCATCTCCCTAAAACTGATAAGATCTTCTGGGGTGATTGGCTTGGTTTCGGTCACACTGATGTGTTGACTCAAAATACACTCACATATGTATTCCCTGAGGTCATTGAACAGAGACTGGTGATTGCACCACATACTGTTGTCAATGTGTACGCAGAGTTCAGTGATAGTGTGTGTGAACCACTGACTGAAGTCCTAGAGGACACAGATATGGTCAAGTGGGTACAACCTAGTGTTGACCGTGTGCCACCACAACATGACGCACCTAAGATTAATACAACTAACATCAACTTCCTCACTCCCAAAGAGGCAGCCAGTGCCAAAGTTGCAATCAATCAACTCATTCGTCGTGGTGAATATCTTGATGATGTTACACTCACTGAGATTCTTGGTTGTCAACATCTGGCCAACCTTTATCAGTTGGTGATGGAGATCAAACTGGACATGATGGAGGATCTGATTGTTACTGACAAGCCATTGTCTTATCTTCCTGATGGTGGTATTCTGGTTCATGGTGAGGGCTATGTCCTCCACTCTGAGATGTTTGGTAGTGTTAAACTTGTCAATCGTTCCGTGTTTGCCCACGCTAACTTCAACAATGGGTTTGGTACTTGACATGTAATATCTTCTTGATATAATACTCTTATATTGAGCATCCTAGATGCCTCAATTTTCTTTTATTGAAATACTATGGAAAAAGTACGCATTTCACACGAAACTTCTATTGAAGACTTACAACTTAATATTGACAGAGCCCCAAATTATTTGGGATTACTGTTTATTGGATATAGACTTATTGCACCATCAAGCCCAAGAATTGTAAAAACTACAAACCATCCCAGGATGGTTGAGAAAAAAACTGGAAATTGTGACACAATTTCTGCATCATTGAAACGAGGATGGGCTAAAGGAGATTTTCCACCCTCTTTTACATTGAAAAATGGAAAACTAAAAATTATTAATGGTAGACACACACATGATGCATTTCGTCAAAGTCAATATCCTCTAATGCCTATGGCAATTTACACAAGAGTTTCATCAGGTGATAAAGACTTCGATAAATTGACCATCGAGAGTCAAGATATTATTAATGGTATGAGGGCAAATGTTGATGGAACGAGCAATGCCGTCAAAGATGATTTTATATATGCTGGAAATCTAGTTTTAGAGATGAACAAACTGGATAGAAATAGCGATAATATTGACCAAATTCTTACTTGGTGTAATATTCACGAAAGATATAATCATAGCGGAACGAAATCTGAAATCCGTAATAAAATACTTAAACTTACAGAAGGTAAAAAGTCTACTAAGGTTTTTAACACAACACCAGAGGAAAGAAAAAACTGGATGGATAATAACCCTGAATTTGGTGAAAATAACTATTCATCCGAAGGATATAAACTTAGAGCTACTTGTGTTGATAAAGGGTCCAATTATAAAGATTTTGCATATAGGATTTACGATAGTGCCTTAGATGCAGTTGAAAAAAAAGAAATTGAAAAACGTATTATTTGGTCAAATTCAACTAATGAGGATCAAATTAAACGTGATAGAAACAAAATTGTTTCAATGTTGAACGATTGTCATGATCGTTCAAAAAATTATTTCTTCAACTTTATCAAATCAGAGATTACGAAATTTCCCCTTTTCAAGGAAATTTCACTTCCAAATTGTGAACTAGACAATCTTCCCTTGGAATTGTGGGCAGGTCCGCAAATTGATGGGGAAACTGAGGCGTTCAGACTTATTTGATAAAATTACTCACCTCCAAATGTCCCTTGTTATGTAACCACCAACTTTAATGATCAAACTGCGTCCCCACCAACAAGAAGCTGTTTACGCATTGAGACGCAATAGTATCGGTCAAATCATCGTCCCTACGGGTGGTGGTAAGACTTTGATCGCTATTATGGATGCGGTAAAGAGATTTGAGGTCAATGTTCCTCGTAACATTGTTGTTGTCGCTCCTCGTATTCTCCTGGCAGACCAACTCTGTTCGGAGTATATGGAG